TCTTATTTGTGCTGGTGGTAAATTCCTTAACTCTTCTGATTGTAAATCTAATGTAGAACTAGACTGGACTTTTTTAGTTAAAACTAAATCTCCACTCTCTTGTACTACTGCACAACTAGAAAGTAAAATTACCAACAGGCAAAGATATAGTCGTTGTATTGCCATCACTATCCGTTATAGTTAAAGTTATTATTCCATCTTCCACGTTATAAACAATTGTATTACCTTCTAAAGTTAATGTACCACTATCAGAAGGAACCTCACCAAATAAGTTTTCTACTAACTGTCTTGATAGTTGTGAGTATATACGTGATTCTAGGTTTCTTATAAATCTTGCAAGAGTTGTATTTTCTTTGTCTCTTTCTATCTGGTCTTGTAATGCTTTTATCTCTGCCTTCAATGCTTCTTTACGATTAAACTCTTGATTCTGAATAGTAAGATAGTGTGAGCTAGTATTAATACCATTAAAGCTAGGACTCTTAAACTTAAAAACTATCTCATCTGCAATACTTCCTACAGACCAGAACATAATTAACATAGTCCAAAAGAACATACAGAACTTGCAGTTTCTTAAAGTTTTTTCACTTTTAAATGTCGGTTTTAATTTCATAATATTTTACTGTTTATCCAAAACATAAATAACATAAATCCAAATACAATTACTTGTACTATAGAAGCTACAGTAATTTGTTTCATTGGGTGTACATCTTGCATCTTCTCTATCCAAGATTCATTCGGAGAAAGATTAACTACTTGTAATATTTTCTTATCAATCTTTTCGTTGGTCTTTTTTTCCATCTGCTCTAGCTATCCTATCTACATCTACTTGTATACCCATGGCAGTTCTAACCATTGAGTCTATTCGTATCATGTCGTTATCCATCTGTCTTACTCTATCTATCAATGCAACTATCATACCATGTTGTGTATCTAATTTTTTATGTACGTCTGCTATCAAAGCATTAAATAGTTTATATACCATCCATCCAGCAGCACAAGCAAAAGCAGCAGGAATCCCCACAGTTTCCAAGACAGTCATAAAGTCTCTAGAGTCCATTATCTTCCTTTTGCTAAACTACCACCAAAATACATACCTATAATAGCTGATACTAAGTTAGTGTCTAATTGAGTTATTACAAGCCCTTGAAAAGTAATCCATTCAAATACTTCTCTACCGGGTTTAAAAAATAAAAAACCGGGGTTCCAATTAGTATAACCTACAGTAACAGCTACGTCTGGATAATATACAGCTACAAGTTTAGGTAATAAAACAATAGCAAATACTGATGTTAGTGCTATAATTCTTCTTGTCCATGCAAAACCTTTATCTTTTAATCCGTGGTCAAGTGATTGCTTTCTAGCTTTCATATCAAACTCGCCACGTGTTATAAGTAGTTTTTGTGCTTCTGCTTTAGCCTTACGACTTTCAGCCCATATACTCATAACTCCACCAAGAACTGTTGAAGCTAACATAGTTATTATCTCAAACGGAAATCCCATATTAATCTATAATTTTATATATTTCATTAGCTGTTTTTATTCTATCTTCTAAATGAGGTATTCCGGGTCTTTCATATTTTTCTGAAAATGTAATAGTTGCATTATTTATATCATTGCTTTTAAATGATTTTTGTAAAGCTCTTCTGTCATCTGTGTTCATTCCCATAACATCATCGTTCCAATGTATAGCTTCGTGTGTAAAATTAATTTGATTAGCAGCAGAATCTTTTAAATTATTCTTTTTTAAATACTCATTATAAAAAGGTTTTTGAAAATCAAATTGCATCAAACCATAACCATTACCGTTGTCCTGTTGTTTTGTATAGTCATAAGTGTATGCTGTTTCTACACCTATGTTACCTAATATCCCAGCTCTAGCTTCTTTTGAGTACCCTTTTTCTTTTAATAAATTATTTATATGTATAATATTTTTTGTTTTTTTGTCTACTTCACCACCTTCAGCTAATCCAAGTCTAGCCATTTGGTCAGAGTAAGGTTGTCCTGTATATTTATTTACTCTATCAGCAGGGTCTTCCTTAGTGTAAGGAACATCATCTTTGCCTTCTACTAAACCACCTGTTGCATAGTTTCTAGTATAAGACCTTTCATATGTTCTAGTATATTTTCTATCCTTGGGTCTATCTTTAATACCTAAAAGATAATTACCTTCTTTATCTATTTCTTTAGCTTTTTGTATAAGTCCTTCATAAGGTTTATCTTCAAAGTACTCTCCAAAATAAGTGTCTACCATTCCGGCTGTACCTATTAGTGGAGCTTTCCTAGCTAATGTCTCAGTGACTCCTCTTCTACCTAGAAGCAATCCTAAAGTATCTGTCATAACTGGACCACCTAAACTAATACTAGAAACTGCAGGATTTTTTGTGTATTCTATAGAATCTTTAAAACGATAGCCATAATCAAGAGGACCTAACAAACCTACACGTTGAAAAGCTTTTCTTATATCTTCACCTTCAAGTCCGTCTTGAACTATCCTATCTTTATTTTCTTTGTTAGACCTCCAGTAGTTCGTAGCTAAAGCCATGTTTGCAGTTATTAAAGCAAATGCTCCTAACTTAGCACCATTTACTTTAGGGTTTACAACTGCAGACCTTATATAGTTTTTTAATACTGTATTACTAAAAACAGCAGGGTATCTTAAAAACTGTGTAAGTATATCTACTTTAGGATTAGTCATGAATACTGGTATTCTAGCTCTGTCTCTTCCTACAGGCATAATTACTTCATTTACAAACCTACCTGCTCCTTGAATTACAGACTTATAAAAATCATCAGCATATTTTATTTCTCCTGTCAGTACTCCATTTTTTCTTTCAGCACCAAAAGTTGTCTTTGCTCCACTATTTAACCATCTAATACCATCTTCTACATCTATACCTAAATCAAATAGTTCACTTTTTAATCTTTGAACTTCTTTTATTTTACTAGTTGATTTTACTTTTGCACGTTTATCAGCTAAAACTTTTTCCATCAATCTAGACTCATCAAAAATATCTACACCTTCTTTAGCAAGTTTATCAAGAGATTCTAAGTTTTCTCTTATTAATCCTTTACCTATATTAAAGGAAGCAAGTTGTACACTTTTTGTCCACGGAGTTAGTATATTAAGTCTAAAAAATCCTCTACCTATTTTTTTGAGTGCTTCGTTCTGTAATCCCTCTCCAGTTAATCTGTTTGTAGATTCTGCAAATGCTTCGTCCATTGCCATAAAAACTTGTTGCATTTCTTTCTGAATGTCAGAGTCTTTCATCTTATGTTTTGCTCTGAGAAGTACAGGTATATCTTGAACAAATATTTTATGTCCTTCTGCTACTCCTTTAAGTGCATCTTTAGCAGGACCAGTTATAGAACCTCCTGTTTTTGTAAGAGGTATTATTGCTTCTGTTAATGATGAAACTGTTGCAAGTGGTAGATAAGCTACAGAGTTTGCAAGTTTTGTAGCGTCATAAACACCCTGCATTAAACCACTATCAAAATAATTAACTTGTCCAGTTACAGACTTATATAATTTTATAATGCTTTTTTTATCTGATGAAGTAAGTCCTCTACTTTGCCCTCTAGCTTCCCTTAGTTCTTTATCCATAGGGTTTAGCCATCTTTCTCTGAACTGTGCTTCGTTTGATTTACGAGTAAATTTTGGAAGTAAAAAACTTTTCTTATGTTGAATAGTATTAGCTGCATTCATATAATAATTAATAGCAGTATTAAAATCAGTAGTTAAAAATTCTTCAAATGCATTATCATCTAAATCTTTAAAAGCCCTTGCTTGTGTTAGTAAAACAGAATGAGAAGAAAACAATTCATTTTTTTTATTTAACATGCCATCAACTAAGTTTGATGCTTCTGCTTCATTCTTTACAATTTTTTCATTTATTAATTTTTGTTGAAACGCTGTTCTGTTATCTTCAATAGCTTTTCTGTTCCAACTTCTAGGAAAGTAATTAGCTAGTTTTCTTTCTTCTTGTATAAGACCTGCATCAACAGCATCATCAAATATTTTATTAAAGAAAGCTTCTAAATCTTTAGCAACCTGTTGTACTTCAGCTCCATACTTCTCAGGTTTATCACCCCTTATAATTCTTATTACAGCTAATTCATCACTTTCTTTAAAAGCTCCTGTTTTTCTTAGAGGAGCAGTAGCTTCATCAAACACTCTATGATATTGTGACCTAAGATTATCTAACATTTCTCCATGAC